CTAGTGTAATGAAAGAGCTTTTTCAAAATTCGAAAGAAAAAGTATTTAAACCAGTAGATAGAGTATTTGGGTACTAAATGAATATACCAGAAAAAATTAAAATAGGTTATAGAAATTATAAATTAGAAGAATGGAAACAAACTGTTGCGAGTGCTAATGAAGCACAAGGACAGTTTTTTGCTAAAGAGGGAATTATCGGTTATACAGCCGAAGAAAAAGGAGTTTCTCATGCTAATACTTTACTCCATGAATGTTTGCACGCAATCATATATCAATGGAATATGGAATTAGATGATAAAGTAGAAGAGCTAGTAGTTAATGGTTTAGCTAATGGTTTAACAACAATATTTGTAGATAATCCAAAATTATTAGATTACTTCAAAGAAAAAATAAAGGAGGGCTAAATGCCACAACCAATATTGACAAAATATAAACAGGGCGACCTTGGTATGCCCTATCCTAAGAAAAAGGATAAAATGAAAAATCTTAACTTATCTGCTCATGGCGGAGAAGCTGACCCAGAGATAGCTACTAAAGATTATCCAAGCAAAAAAAACAATCACGTACAACCATCTTTTTTTAAGATGGCAAATGAAAAAGATTACTAGGAGGAAAGAATGCCACAACCAATTATGAAAAAATACAAACATGGTGAAATGGGTATGGAATATGGAATGCCATCAAAAGAAAAAATTCAAGGTGACATGCATAAAAAATATAGTCATGGAGAATTATCTGCTGATGTAGCTAAGAAACCAAAAGAAAAAATGGAATCTTGGGCTAAAGCAAAAATTACACAAGGTTCACACAATAGTTAAAAATTAATATGGCTGAAATCGGAGTTGATGCACCAGATAACGAAATTAGTGGTCTGGCTGCATTAGTAAAAAAACGATTTGAAACATCAGAACAAGCTCGTCACTTTGATGAAACTAGATGGTTAAAATCATATCGTAACTATAGAGGAATCTATGGAAACGAAATGGCTTTTACTGAAAAAGAAAAATCTAAAGTTTTTGTTAAAATTACAAAAACAAAAGTATTAGCTTCTTTTGGTCAAATCATTGAAGTACTATTTGGAACAGGTAAATTTCCTTTAGGAATTGAACCTACACCAGTACCAGAAGGTATTGCGGAATATGCACATTTAAAACCAAAAACACAGGAACAATCACAACCTGCAAGTCCTTACGGATTTCCGGGTGATGGGAGAAGTATACCTGCAGGTGCAACAGCAGAAATATTAGGTGGTTTAGCAGAAGAATTAGGAAGTGCCGGATTTGAAGAAGGCCCTGCTCCCGATTTAAAAACAATGCCACAAATAGAACCTGCAGCAATGGCTGCGGCTGAATTAGAAAAATATGTTCATGACCAATTAGATTCAACACAAGCTATTACAGTTTTACGTCATGTATTTTTTGAAATGGCATTACTTGGAACAGGTATTTTAAAAGGCCCATTTAATTATAATGAAACAATAAATAGATGGGTAGATAATCAAGAAACTGGTGAAAGAGATTATGCACCCGATACAAAATTAGTTCCTAAATTAGAAGCAGTATCATGTTGGGATTTTTACCCAGACCCACATGCTGTTAATATGGAAGATGCAGAATATGTTATTCAACGACATGTTCTTAATCGCTCTCAAATGAGAGATTTAGTAAATAGACCATTATTTAGAGAAGATGCAATTCGTGCTTGTTTTGAAATGGGTGAAAGTTATACTCCTCGTTCTTATGAATCATCTTTACAAGATAGAGAAAATCAAACTGATTTAGATAAAGATAGATTTGAAGTTTATGAATATTGGGGAATTATGGATAGAGATTTTGTTGAAGAAGCAGGATTATCTATGATTGAAGTAGAAGATGATATAACAGAAGTGCAAGTGAATGCATGGGTATCAGCAAGTGGACAAGTATTACGATTAGCTCTTAATCCTTTTACACCAGAAAGATTACCTTACTCTGTTTGTCCTTATGAATTAAATCCTTATCAATTCTTTGGAATAGGTATTCCAGAAAATATGGATGATTCACAACAAATTATGAATGGTCATGCAAGAATGGCTATTGATAATTTAGCATTAGCAGGTAACCTTGTATTTGATATAGATGAAACTATGTTAGTACCGGGTCAAGATATGTCGGTATATCCGGGTAAAATATTTAGACGACAAAGTGGTATGCCGGGTCAATCTATACATGGAGTTAAATTTCCAAGTACTGCTACTGAAAATATGATGATGTTTGATAGATTCAGACAATTAGCTGATGAATCAACAGGAATGCCTTCTTACTCACATGGTCAAACAGGTATTCAATCAACAACAAGAACTGCTGCAGGTATGTCTATGTTAATGGGTGCATCTGCATTAAATATTAAAACAGTTATTAAAAATATAGACGATTATTTATTACGCCCTCTCGGAGAATCTTTATTTGCATGGAATATGCAATTTAATGAAGACTCTCCTAAAATAATTGGTGATATTGAAATTAGAGCAAGAGGAACTTCTTCATTAATGCAAAAAGAAGTTAGGTCACAAAGACTAATGACATTTATGCAAACAGCATCAAATCCATCTCTTGCACCATTTGTTAAATGGCATACAATATTATCAGAAATTGCAAAAACGCTAGATATTGACCCTGCAAAGGTTATTAATGACCCAGAGAAAGCAGCAATATTTGCACAAATAATGGGAATGGTAAATGGAATACAAGAAACTGCAAGCAATGGTGGGCAGCCCACTATGGGTGAATCTGGAGGAGTACCTCCGGGAGCAAATCCAAACGACCCAACTGGGTCTGGAGGTGGCAACATCGGAACTGGAACTGTACCGCAAGCAGGGGAGTCTGGCTTCTCTGCGACAAATACTTAATTTAAGGGAGCAAATAAAAAAGAATGGAAGGATGGGTAACACCGGGAAGAGTTAAAGTACCACACTTAAAAACAGTGTGGAATCCAAGCACTATGTCTTGGAGTATTGAACAATCAACTCCTAATCCTCATGATTATGGAACTTTAGCTACTAGTAGTCAAGCATATAAAAATTTAACTGAAGGTATTCCTTCTGATTATAATCAATATTCTGGTTGTCCAGTTGGTCACGTTATGGGGCCAGATGGAGTGTGTAGACCAGTAACAGGATTTACAACACCATCAAATGATGAAATAAGTTTACCTTATATGCCTTCACCAGATGACCCTACAGACCCTATAGAACCTTTTACTCCGACTAATCAATATGCAAGAGAAGGAGGTAGTGAACCACAAACTGACCCATATAAAGAATACATGGCAAATATGGGTACAAATAAATTTTATAGTACAGGTAATGATTATAGTGCATTACCGGGTGGTTTTAATAATTGGACAGATGAAGCCTTTTATGATTGGGGTTTAGATAAAGGATATATTACTGAATCTGGAATTGGTGGGCCACAAGAATCTAAATTAAAATTTGGTATTTTTGGTGTTGGTTCTCAACTTATGAATGATAAAAAATTTCAATGGTGGAAAGATTCTGCTATTGAAAGAGGATTAATAAAAGAACATAGAGTTTCTGGGGCTGCAGGAAAAGTAGTATCAGAATTAGAATTATTAAAAAAACGAGGCGAAGGTGAAGGTTTTGGTGGTGGTAAATTAGTAAATATTACTAAAAATGCTGAAGAAACTTGGAATGAAATAACAGAAACACCTTTGCCACTTATAGATGTAGAATTTAATAATGAGTATGTAGGCCCTCATGATTACGAAAAAAAAGAAGTAGAATATACAAAAACTGTACCTGCTACTTTTATGAAATCAATAGCTAATGCAGGAGAGGCAGAATTAGAACAAACTTTGTTAGAGGATTGGATACAAAAAGAAGAAGCAAGACAAGATGAATGGAATGCAACTGGTTATTATACAAATGAATTTGGTAAAAAATTTGGAGTAGGGCCAGACCAAGGAATTGAAAGATTTAAAGGTTTAGATAAAATAAAAACTTATGAAGAACAAGTAAAAGATATTCAAAATAAATTAGATAGTGGTTTTTATGATAGTTTAGGTAGTGCTACTAAAACTCAAATATATGACCCTTTACTACCAAAATATGAAATGACTGGTGCACCCATTCCGGGTGAAGGACAATGGGTAGAAGATGGTAAATTTGTAGATTTTGACCCCGGTCTTGATGCAGAAGGAAGAAGAAGATATAGAGCAAAATTATTATTAGCTAAACAAAAACAAGAAGAAGCAAATAAAATTGTACCAAAATTTAAACCAAAAGATATGTTTAATATTGGAACTGATGCAGGCAATAAAGTTTATAATATGTCTACAGCACAAACAGGTCAATATATAGGTGCATCAGTTTATAAATCACCAGATAAAGCATCTAATGTTGGTGGACATTATCAACAAGATGGTTCATTTGTAGATTCTAATGGTAAAGTTGTTGCAAGGGGTTCTATGTCTGATTCCATTTATGCTATGGCTAATGGAACTGCAGTAGATTCTGTTTTAGATAGAACTTTAAAAAGTCAAGGTTCCATTAATGTTATGAAAAGAGAAGCTGCTAAAATGCTTAAAGCCAAAAAAATAACACAAGCAGAATATAATAAAGTTACAAGTTATAAAAATAAAGCAGATTATCAAAAAGATGAAAAAAATTTAACTATTCATGAAAATGGTGAAGTAACTAAAGGTTCAGAAAAACTAAAAAAAGAAAAAAAAGGAACTACTAAACCGGGAACATCTGGTGGTTATGAGCCTGCAGGTAAAGGTAGTGCGGGTAATACTGGCTCTGCAAGTAAAAAGAAAGATAAAATAATTTGTACAGAAATGTATAGACAAACTAATCTTAATGATTGGAAAGAAGCAATGAAACTTTGGTATCTATTCCAAAAGAAACATTTAACACCAACACATCAAGTTGGGTATCATTTCTTATTCAAACCATTTGTACGAGGAATGAAAAAGTCAAAAATATTAACAGCAATTGGTTCTCATTTTGCTAAACAAAGAACAAAAGATATTAAACATATAATGTTTGGTACAAAGTTTTCTTTGCTAGGTAGAATATATAGAATTATATTTGAACCAATTTGTTATATAACAGGATTACTATTAACATATAAGGAGAAATTAGCATGGCAATAGCAGCAGGCGGAGGAATTATGGCAGGGCCTATGGGTAACCCAATGGGTGACCAACAACCTGTTGCAGCACCTCCAGTAACAAATCAAGAACCAATGATAGCTGATTCCGGTGAAACAATGGAAGCAGAAATTGGAAAAGAACGAATGGGTGAATCATCACAATTAGCACAAGCAGTTGCTAATATATCACCAGATGCAAAACAAAGTTTAACAAATATTACAAAAGGTCAAGGAGAAGGAATAACACAAGTCTTGGCCCATTTAGGAATTAGTCCAGAAGAAACAAATGCCGTATTTTCAAAATTTGGTATTGGAACAGAATCTGGATTAATCATTCCAACAGCAGATGTTTTATCAGACCCAGAAGGAGTTAAGTCAAAAATTGACCAATTCGTTATGGCAATGAGTAACAAAGGCGATAGTGGAATGATGGCTACTGATGCACCAAGTGGTGCAGAGGCAGCAACAATGAACAGAGTGCCACCTACACAACCTGTGTAGCCCCTCAAACCAAGGGCCACCTGTTCTTCCAACAGCACCCAAAAGGAGAATAAAATGGAAGAAAAAAAATTGGAACAAAATGAAGAGGTTACAGAACCTTCTGTTGAAAAAACAAAAGATGAAGTAACTGAATTACTAGAACCGACTCCCTATCATAATAAATATAAAAATGAGTTAGATAAGGAGAATTCAGAGGATACAGCTACCACTTCAAAGGACACTTCTTCAGAAGAAGAAGCCACTCCCCAAGAAGAACGCCCTGTTAATGCTGAAGATAAGGTGTTTAAGAAACGTTATGATGACCTTAAACGCCACTACGATTCTACAATTTCTAAACATAAAAATGAGGTTTCTCAACTTAAATCTCAGCTTGAAAACACAGAAATAGTTCCTCCTAAAACAAAGGAAGAATTAGAAACGTGGAAACTTAAATATCCAGATGTCTACGATATTATGAAAAGCGTAGCTATTACGGAATCTAAGGAACAAGCTAAATCTGTAGAAAATAAATTGCAAACATTGCAACAAGCACAAGTAGAAGTTTCTAAAAAAGAATCTGAACTTGAGCTTTTAAAATTACATCCCGATTTTAAAGAAATTCGTGCAACAGATGAATTTCATGAATGGGCTAAAAATCAAGACCAGACGATACAATCATGGCTTTATGATAATACTAGTAATGCTACATTATGTGCAAGAGCTATTGATTTATATAAAATGGACAAAGGTTTTCCTGCTTATAAAAAATCAAATAAAGATGTAAAAAAAGAAGCAGCTAAAGCAGTAACAGCAACGAAAAAAGATACAGGTAAGAATATAGGAGAGAAAAAGATTTGGAATGTTGAAGAGATAGCAAAAATGAAACCCTATGAGTTTGCAAAAAACGAAAAGGAAATTGATTTAGCTAGAGCAGAAGGTAGGATTCGTAATTAATCTTAACAGTCTATAGGAGGACAAAATGGCTATAGCAAAAGGAGCTGGCTATACTAACTTACCATCGGGTAATTGGTTACCAGTAATTTACAGTCAAAAAGTCCAAAAGTTCTTTAGAACTGCATCAGTTGTGGAAGATATTACTAACACTGACTATGCAGGTGAAATTGAAAATTTCGGAGATACTGTTAACATAATTAAAGAGCCGACAATTAGTGTAAATTCTTATACTAGAGGTGGACATGTTGCTATTCAAAATTTAGCAGATGACCAACTACAACTAGTAGTAGACCAAGCTAATGCGTTTGCTTTTAAAGTTGACGATATTGAAGAAAGACAATCTCATGTGAACTGGGAGGCTTTGGCTACTTCTTCTGGAGCATATGCTCTAAAAGATTCTTACGATGAAAACGTTATTGCAGCTATGGTATCTGGTGCAGGTACTACAGTTGGTTCTGATGGTTCTGGAACTGATACAGGTTTCGGTACTTCAGAAACTGACCCTGCAAATATTTTAGCAAATGCTGCTAAAAGATTGCATGCTAATGACGTACCAACAGATAACAGATGGTTCTTAGGAACTCCAGAATTTTTTGAACAGCTTGGACAAGCTAGTGCAAAACTTATGGATGCTTCTGTTACTGGTGACGGAAAATCGCCATTACGTAATGGTAACGTATTGGAAGGGAAAGTAAATGGTTTTAAATTATATATGACTAATAACTTTGCCGCATCAACAACAAGTAATTACTATAAAGTATTATAT